ATCAAGAAATCAGTTTCATTATATACCATGGCGCCCGGGCTTTGTAATTTTATCTTTTTATTAGGCGTCCATATTTCCCCTGCATTATTCCGCCAACCTTGAACAGAAACAGTAATGTTTACAGCTTCCCCGAACATCCGGCCTATTTTCGCTTTTACTGATTCCTGAAGATCAGCCCCGGAAACATCTTTTTCTTTAAATACAAAAGGGCGGAAGGAATCTGTTAGGCTATTATTTATGGTATATTTTTCAGCATCAAGAAAAGATTTTGTTGCTGATAAGCCCGTTATTTCTGAATAATAAGGCTGCGCATTATATGTAGGGGAAGCCCCTAAATATGGAAATTCACCTTCTTTTAAAAAATCCCCTGCCCTTTCATTATTAGATTTTTGAAAAAGAAGTTCACCTTCAAGGGTATTGCTTGTAAATAATCCCCGCTGCTGCGCTAATCCTATCAGGAAATTTAAAACCGTTTGCCCCGGTTCAGCAGCTACCTTTTCAAATAAGGCGCCCGGGCTTTCTTCAAATGATAAACCTACATCAAAAAATCCGGCTGCTGTTTTTGCTATCTGCTGAAGATTCTGATTATTAAATTCAATCGGATATTCAGAAAAAGGAAAGGGACAATCATTTAAAACCCCGGGCAAAGAATAGCCCCCTATTGATAAAACCCGGCTATTAGAATCAACAGAAGGGCTTACATTCATCATTGTACCATTTAAAACAAGTTCCCCCCCTATATAAACTGTAACAGGCTTATATGATAAAGGCTTAAATGTTTCCCGGAATTTTGAAACATCAGCTTCAAAGGGCGCAGATAAAGAAAAAGAATCTATTGAATCCATGGAAAGATTAATTTCTGAATTAGTCCAAAATCTGAATCTATTCCCATCAATCAGAATAGCTATTTCATTAGGATCATCAGATTCAATATTATTAACTATGAATGTCATTTTTTTTCTTATCTAAAGCCTGTTTTATTTCTATTGTTTTTTGTATTCCTTCTTTTGCCTTAACTAAAATATTAAGCGCATCTTCAGGAATTGATTTTATTAAATCCTTATTTTCAGGATCTTCAAGAAATTTTTGGAAATTATTTTTCATATAAAATATGTTACTTCAGTTCCTTTAGGAATTTCTAAAATCTGATCACCATTAAAATTATTTGCATTAATCAAATTATCAATCTGATCATTTGGATCATCCCCGAAAAGCTGCGCTGCTAAATCAATTATTGTATAGGGCTTATCAGTTATTATTATTCTTTCTTGAACTAAAGTGAATGAAAGCTGAACAAGCCTTAAAGCAGACAATGAAGCAACATCAACTTGTTTTTGAAATCCTTCCCCCGTATCAATTAGCCCGAAAGTATCCCTTAAAGCGTCAACATAAAAAAGACTTGAAAAATATAATGATTCTACCCTATCAATAGTATCAATTACTTCCGGCTTAGTTGTAAAATTGGTATATAAAGTAGCTTCATATAAAGCGACAATTCCAGATTGAACAAATAATTTTCTTATATAATATTCATTTGCATCCCTTCTATCATATGTTTCATCAATAGAAACAGCTATAGCAAGAATCATATCTTCATAAGCATTTATTTTAGATGTAATATCAACAAATGATCTTGAAGGAAGCCTTAAAAAGTCTATGGTTTCATATGCAAGGGAAGTTAAATTTCCCGCAAAAAAATCAATATTATTTAAAATGTTTAAAAATATAGAATTAAATTTACTTCTAATATCAGATTGCGCTTCAGCAATTAATTTTAATTTATCTTTTGCTGTTGTAAGAATAGTTTCAAACTTTGCTTTGAAATCTATATTTTCTGTTGAAGTTGAAATTAAAACTTCTGATTCATCAAATTGTTTAGAAGCATCATCTTGATATTCAGTTAAAGATTGATCAATTCTTGAAGTTAAATCAGTATCAGCAGTAGGAAGCCGAACTTCTATTAATGTTTCCCAGAATTCAACTTCAAAAGCAGCCTGATTAGCCCCTGTAACAAGATCATCCCGCTGCCTTATAGTTCCCGTAGGAACTACATCTTTTTCACCATAAACGGGATGTTCAAGGCGCCCTATCCCGGTTTCTTCAAGGGCTGTATAAAAATCATTTGCCTGAAGATCATAATCTTCCCCTGAAAAGAAAATAACAAAAGGGTATCTGCGCCCCCCCCGGCCTAAATCCTGAATAAATGCGCCTTCTTTATCCGGGAATGTAAAAACAGTAGTTTTCTTATCTGTTTCCCGGCTTACATTCCCATATTGAAAAACAAATCTGTTTCCTGCGGGGGAAGTATAAGCAGCTTCCTTTATTCTTTCATCCCATGACATTAGAAAGCCCCCGATTCCTGAAGATCAAGCCTGATATTTTTTCCTGTTTGCCCTTCAAGAGTAGCAGCCCTTCCGCTTTCATTTTTAATAGTTAATTCAGCCTTATTAACTTCAGTTTTTTCTTCAATGCTGCGGGCTGTTCTTTCTTCCGGGCTTATCACTTCAGGAAGCCTTTCAGCATCCTGTTCCTGTTGTTGTAAAATTTGCCCTTGTCTTTTTATTTCTTGCAGCCTTTCCATTCCAAGCTTATTCATTTCCCTTCTGATAGGCTGATCAGATTTTTCAAATAAAATTTGCTTTGCCCTGTTTGCAACCTTTATCAGTTCTTTTATTTTTTCAGCAAAAAGATCAATGGCCTTCATGAAAGGTTCAACAATTTTTTCATTAAAAACTTCAGCAATAATATTTCCAAGTTTTTTAAATAAATTCATCCACCATTCAAGGGCTGTTATAATTGCATTAGAAACTTTTTCCCAATTTTGAAGCAAAAGAACTAAAGCAACAGCAGCAGCCATTATAATTAATACAATCGGATTCATTCCCATTATTACATTGAAAATAGACATAATAACGCTTAAAGCTTTAATAGCTATGATTATTCCTAAAATGGTTTTTATAAGATTATTTCCTAAAAGCATATCAAGGAATTTAATAAACCCTGTTACGTCTTTTATTATTTCAGTTAATGTTCCTACAATAACAATAAATCCGCTTGTAGATTTTTCAGCAAGCTTTTCAGTTTTCGTAAAACTTTGAAAAACAGAAGTTAAATTTTTCCCGGCTTCAATCAGATTATCAAAAGCCGGTCTTAATTGTTTAAAAACATCAATTATCTTTTTAATAAAATCCTGAAGTTTCTGATTTATAAAATCCCGATTTGAAGCAATTAATCTTGCAAATCTTTCTTGAAGTTTTGTGATTATAGGAAGGAATCCGCCTAAAAGTGTAAAGCCTAAACCTTTAATAGCAAGCTGTAAATTTGAAACAGAATCCTGAAAGGCTTCAGCAGCAGCAGCCGTTTCATTACTCATTACTCCGCCTAAAGCCCGGGCTTCTTCCCTTAAAGCTTTAATCCCCGGAATCCCTGCTTCAAAAAGCTTCAGCATATCAACGCCCGCCCGGGAAAAAGCTGCTGAAGCTAAAGCAGCCTTATCCATAGGATCTTCAAGCTTATTCATGGCAACAGTTAAAATATTAAAGGCTTCTTCTGTATTTTTTGCGCCTTTTAACTGTCTTATTAAAGCTGTTTGCCCTGTTTTATTTAAAAAGCCGTATAATGATCCTGTTTCAGATTTTAATTCGCCTACCCGCTTTTGAAGGGCTGTAAAAGATGAATTAAGAATCCCGGAAGAAACACCCTGCCTTTCCGCTGCAAATCGCAATTCTTGAAGGGCTTCAGTAGTAACCCCTAACCTTCTGGCAGTTTTGGCTGCTTCATCCCCGAATTCAGCCATTTGCTTTATGCCAACAGCAGCAGCCCCCCCTACTGCTGCTATCCCCGCAATAAGAACAGTTCCTATTTTTTTTGCTAAAGATGTAATTTTTGCATCAGCCGATTTAACAGCCCTTCCTAATTGTTTGAAAGTTCTTTTTGCAGAATTAGAAAAGCGTTTTAATCCCTTACCCATATTTTTAACGGGTTTAGTCATTCTATCAACAGCTTTAAAAACTGTTTCTATGCTAAATCTGCTTGGCATTTTATTTAGGTTTTGTGTCTTTAATCAGTTCAGGGATCAATCCCCGATAAAAAAACTTTATTTCATAAAGTTCTAAAGAACGGATTTCAGGAAGGTTTTTGTAATCCCGGGAAATTTGATAAAGCATTTCTTGAATTGCCGGAATTCCATTTATTTTAACTGTTTCACCCTTCCGAACTAATGAAGCAGCTATGAACCTAAAAAAATTGCCGTTATGGATTGAAAAAATTTAATATCCCTTCCATCCATGGAAGCAAAAATTTTAGGATTTGTTTTTGAAGCTTCACCCATAAAAGCATTCATTTTATGAATAAGCTGCTTATCTTTATATTTATCCATTACAATCCATGCAGATCCTTTAGGAATCCGCATTTCAACCTTATCTATTTGCGCAACAGGTTCAATAAGATTGTATGTAATCAAAGACCCATCATCAGAAACAACAGCCCGCCCCTTTTGGATTGCGTTTATGAATCTATCTTTATGCTGTTGAAGTTCTTCCATGGCTTCAGAATTTAGGCTTCCTTCATTAATATAAATATCCCATGCTTCAGCCCATCTTTCAAATTCTTTTTCAGCCATTTCAATATTGATTTTTTCACCTGTTCCCATATTAATCACTTCCGCATTTTCATTCATAATCTTTTCCTTTCGTTAACTTTTTTTTACTGCCTTGAAAGTTTGCCTGTTCCCGCAAGATTTATCGGGATAGTTGTATTCTGGGATGAACGGGGAACTTCCCCTACTATTTGCCCTGTTCCCTGCCATATGGCGCCGGAAGCAAGGGTTAAAGTCAAAGGAAATAAAGCCTTTCTATCAGCCAAAGCCTGAATAAATTCATGATCCCCGTTATCATCATCAACAGCAATAGCAAGCCCATCAGTTCCAAAAGGAACCCGGGTTTTAATTAATCTTGCTGTTCCATCACCATTAGGCTGCATTTCATTTTCAAAGCCCCCTAATTTTATGCTTGCATCAGCATCAGCAGCAACAGAAAAAGTTCTTCCGTCAAGCGTAACGCTTTCAATGCTTCCACCTGTACCCATATTGAACCCCCTTTATATTTTTTTGTTTATGATCCGAAGTTAAACCCAAATTCAAGATCAATACTGATAACATTTGTATTTCCTGAAAGCTTAACTTTGATAACAACATCAAGCCGTTTTGGATTCCCTGAATTAATATCCGCTGTTGAATTATCTTTTGTAAAATCAGGATCAGCAATTATAGCATTAAGCCCTAATTGATCAGCAAGAGTAGCAACAGCAGCTAAAGCATCTTTAGGCTTTTTTGCTGTTCTATTAATTGTAGGATCATCATCATTCAGTAAGGGCGCCCCTTTCCATTCATCAGCGTTAAAAATCAGATTGATATTGAAGATGATATTCTGAAGCCTTACAATATCCACAAGATACCGATAAGCCGGAATAGGTTCACCATCAGGATGATAACAGGTAACTGTATCAGACATTTCAACAACTGAATCAATTAATTCAATAGCTGAAAGCCCTTTTGTTACAGCATCATTTCTTTCAATATAATTCCATTGATCAGAATCCGCCCCCGGTTCAAGCCCTGTTAATTTTTGCCCTGCGTAATCCTGCGGGGGATTTTCAGAAGCAAGAACAGCAGCCCGGGCAACAGCCCTTGCAGCTACAACAAAAGGAAGTTCATTTGATCCGGGCGCCGGAAGAAAGATATTTGTTCTATCAGTTTTCCGGGCGTCTGTAATCGCTGTTAAAGTAGCAAGAGTAGCTTCAGTAGTTCCTGTAACAGCTACAAGGGGTTTTTTAACAAGGGCGCCCCATCTGCCTTCCCCGAAAGTTTCATATTTATCAAGACTTGCATCATCATCATAATTCATTCCGTTAATGATCATGGTTTCCCATACATTCCCGATAAGATCAAGGGCATCCTGAACATCAGGATTAGCAGCCCCGGAAGTAGGCTGATTAACTGTAAAGGTAAGCCCTGAAGCTTCCCCTTCAATTTCAATGAAAATATCATTCCCTGTTTCCCCTTCCCATTTTGCAGTCAAAGGAAGGCTTCCCGCTGCTACAACCCCTGTAACAACAGGCATTTCAATGATTGCATCAATAGCAGTTTTCATAATGTCTAAAGCTGCATCAGGAACCGTTGTAGCCGGAATAGTGAATTGAAGCGTAGCAATTTCATTAATTTTTATGGTATAGGTTTTTGTTTCCGTTTGAGTAGTCCCGGCTGCATCAATCGAACCCGCAGCAGCAACCCCTGAAGCATTATCTTCCAAGGGATAAACAGTAACAGGCGTAACCCCTACCCCATCACCATTAACCGGAAAAAGCTGATTTGCAATCCTTTCAATGGGGCTTCCATATCCGTATGTATCCCCCGCTTCTTTTCTTGAAAGAATCTGCCTTTTATCAAGGCTGTAAGATGATAAAGTGTTTCCCTGCGCTATAATAGCTACCCGCTGCGGAAGAAACAGAACATTTCCGCCCCTTAAATCACGGAATGTAGTTTCTATTCCGATTACCCTTGCAATAGTATTAGGATCAAGACCCATGATAAACCCCCTTATGGTATAGTATTATATTCAAGTTCAGCGAACAGAAAATTATCTTCCCCCCGCTTTAAATCAACAAAAATAGATTCAAGAATTTCACCGGATTTTTCCGGACTGAATTCATTGAAAGAAACATTCAAAACAAACCTGATTGCTATAATGTTTTCAATGTGCCTATCATTTTGCTGTGGCTGAAATTCAGTTATCGAACCTATCCATCTTTGCCATACAACTTTGCGAAGCTGCAAATAAGTATTTATATCAGACATAAGAATATTTCTTACAAGCCTGATAATTCTATGACAGTTTAAAGCAGCCTGTTCATCCCCGGATTCATAGCCCCCCCCGGAAAGTTCCTTACTTATAGCCCCGGCATAGCAATCAATATTATAAGAAGCTTCAACATTCTGCCTATTAACAACATCCCCTTTATTTTTGGGAAATGTTTCTGAATCAAACCATACATTAATAATAGGGGTTTCATCCCTAATTTCCCCATCATCATCAGCGGAAGAAATTAAAGCTTCCCATGGCCTTGACCTTTCCCGATAAACATTGAATTTCCATAGTTCAGGATTTTTTCCGGCTGCATCAGCTAAATTCTGCTGATTAACTGTTTCTAAAGCAAGAATAGTAGCTATCTGATAACCGATTACTTCAAAGTTATCAAATTTATCAATCAAGCTTTGTAAAACATCAACCATTTAAGAAGCTTCCTTATATGCTTCAAGGGCGCAAGTAACAATCCCTAAAGTTCTATCAGGCATAGATTCTTGACAGATATAAACATATTCATTTTCGTTTACATCATTAAATTTGAACTTCCAAGGATTCCCCGAATTATCCGCTACCCCCCGGGGAAGCCCTGAAAGCCCATCAAATGAACTGATTCTTAATGATACATGAGCGAAGCGCCCCGAAACAATTTGCCCTGTATTCGGATCAATTTCAAAGCCTATATCACCTGATTGACCTATCATTGATTTTGTGTTTCCATCAGGATCAGTTACTTCAATATTCCACCCAAAACCATGAACAGAATCTTCAAGCGTAAGGCTTAAATCATGTTCAGCTAATTCCCGCAGATTCATTATTTTTCAGGATCTTTTTTTTCTGCGCCTTTTTTGGGCGCAGCCTTTTTAGGCGCATCTTCTTCTTCTTTTGGGGCTTCAATAATTTTTTCAGATTTTTTCAAATCTTCAAAAACTTCTTTATTATCTTCACCCTTCAGCATATCAGGCGTAATTTCCGCCCCTGCATGAGCCATTCCCCTTTTTGTAAGAACACTTTTTTTAGGCGCAACAATATATTTTTTACCCATGATCAACCCCCTTTAAAGGGCGCCTTTCAGCGCCCCGGTTTTAAGTAGTTATAACAGAATAACCATCAATCTGCGTAGGAATACACAAAGGCGCAGACCTTACACCCGCTTTGATATTTGTTCTTTCATCATCCGTAAACCCGTAGGGATGGAAATCAGCCGGAATATTAACCGGAATTCCTGTAATACCCATGGCAGCAAGTTCAGGGGAAACCCTGTTGACAACTTCAGGAATACCCGCATAAACAAGATCCATTCTGATCATGGAACTTGTTACAAGAACTTTATCTGTAGGAACATAAGGCACAAGATCCCCTTCATTCGGAAGCCCCGAACCATCAGGAACCCTATAAAACTGCGGATAAGTCCATAACTGAAACTTATAGGAACCCGCAGAAATCATTCCCTGAAATGTAGCCCCTTCAGTATTCATAACAGGCGCCTGAATGGAAATCCTTTCAATAACCCGGAAAGCACCCTGATCTTTTACCTGCGCAGTAGCAAGGAATTCCTGAAAAGCGCCTTCACCCATAACAACAACATCAGAAGTAACCTTTCCATCTTTCCGGTTAAGTTCAGCAGCAGTAGCAATATCATCAAGGGGCTTTGCTGTGTCAACTGCACTCCATGCAACAGCAGCATTAAAAGCATGAGTAGCTTTCTGTTTGAAATCAATGGTATCATTATTGATCAAAACAACAGTTCCGGTAAACAGAACATCAGAAGCCTGTTTTTCTATTGAACGCAGAATTTTAGCATGATTTTCAGCCTGATCATCCGTAACCTTTGCCAAAACAACAGCCATAAATTCCGGGCTTTCATATTCGTGCATCCCGGGAAGCCTATCAAGAAGTTCATCTTCCGTAATGGATGAATATTCATCATAAACAGGCGGTTCATACTTCTTTGTAGTGAACCTTTTATTCAGGTTCAAGTTTCCGCCTGTTCCCCGGAAAACATCAATAGCAATCAGTTCATCATTCCGCTTTACATCAATAGTAACAAGCTTTGACCTTGTTATATTTGCGGGCGGAGTTCTGAAGAAGCCGGAAAGAAACATAGTAGGGGAAGCTTTCTGTTTGAAGGCTTCCAACATGGTATTTTTTACAAGTTCAGACATTTTATCCCCCTTATGGTTAATTAATTATCAATTTCATCCTGAAAACTTTCAGGAACAGTTATAATTCCGTAATCCCGTAATTGTGTTCTAAATGAATCAGAACCCCCGGGCGGAATAGTATCAAGATCATCCCCGGGCTGAAATAATAAGATTTCTTCATTAACTTGACCTTTTGTTAAAATTGTTACCCGTTTTGTTTCTGCTGTATCAAAACTTACAGTTCCCATTGAAACAGCTTTTGCATTTGCTAAAGCCGGAATTGCTGAATAAGTAGCATTATATTTTCCCGTTGTTGCATCAAATGATAAAACAGATCCTTCTAAAACTGTTATAGGTGTTCCGAAAATATTTGTAATGTCAACTTCTTCAAAAACAGGATTTTTAACAATAAGCCTAATTGAATCAGAAATTATTTTTTCAATATTCGACATAATGATTTTTAAATTTTACTGATTGTCAAGTTCATCAATAACGGTATCAGGAACAGCTATAATTCCGTAATCCCGCAGCATCAGCCGGAAAGAATCAACTTCAGTAGCCGGAATAGTATCAAGATCATCCGAACCATCAAAGATAAGCTTGGAAGCTACAACTTGCCCGCCTATAAGAACTCTTGCTGTTAGATCCCCTGCGCCTGAAAAAGAAAGATCCTGCGCAAGAATAGCCTGTGCTTTTGCAACAGCAGCAGTTCCGCTTTGTGTAAGCTTATATTTTCCGGCATCAAAAGCAAGAACAGTTCCCGCATCATAATCAACAGCGCCCCCGGCATTAACCGTAACTGTTTCATAAAGCGGATTAAAAACCGGAATCCTTCCTGAATCATTGTTTATAATCTGAAAATTATCACCCATGATTGAACCCCCTTAATTATTTTAGTTATTATTTTTATCGGTTAAAATTAAGCATCACCCTGAATGGGCGCCCCATCCCTTTTGCTATGCGCCATAACATTAGCCAAAAGATCAGCCTGTGCCTTTTCAGGATCAGTTCCTTCATCCGTATCAATAGAATCCTGATTATCTTTTTCCCTATCATCAAGATCTTGATTATTCATCCCCCGGGAATGATATTCAGCGGAAACAGATTCCTGAAAAGTTGAAACACCGGATTCAATACATTCAGCAGCGTAATCCATTGCGTTAAAAGCTTTTCCAAGCTTCAAATGTGCAGTTACCCTATCCCTTTCCTTTTCAATCCCGGTTTCAATCCCGGCCTTTTTGCCTTCTTCAAAAACAGCATTGTAAACTTCAGGATGATCACTTTTCAAAGTTGTAAGATCCATTTTTTCCCCCTTTGACTTTTTTGGTTTTAAATCATTTTTAGATTTATGTTTAAAAGCTTTCGATTTATTTTCAGCAAGCTTTATTGAATCCCCTTCAAAATTTAATTTATCAAATTCTAAATAAGCAGCAGCTTTTTCAATGTCAAGCTTTTCATTTTTAGATTTTACTTGATTAATACATTCCTGAATCTGCGCCCGGGCTTCTGATATGGCTTCATTTTTAGGTTTCTTTTTATTCGGGCTTTTAATTATTTCATCAACAAAGCCCGCTTTTTTCGCTTCATCCCCGAATAAAAAAGTTTCATCATCCATCAGGCGCCGGATTTCAGAAAGTTCTTTTCCTGTTTTGGCTGCATAAACTTTTGCAATAAGATTAGAAAGCCCTTCAACAATTTGGGCTTCTTTATTCATTTCATTATGATCCCCGGAAACAAAGCTTTGAACATTATGAATCATAAAAACAGAATTACTTTCAGCCTTCACCGTATCGCCCGCTAAAGCGATATATGAAGCCATGGAAGCAGCAAGCCCCATTAAATGAGTAGTAACATTCCCTGAATGATTTTTAAGAATATTATAAATTGCAAATCCCGGAAAAACAAAACCCCCCGGGCTTGATATTTCAACAGTTATATCTTTTCCTTCAAGCCCTTCAAGCTGTTCCCGAATATCATCAATCATTCCTGACCATATAATTCCGTTTATTATAATTTTAGGCATAATCCCCCCTATTGAATCATGTAATCATTTTCTTCAATAGTTTCTTCAGTTATATTTTTTATATAATCAATTAAGCCTTCTATTTGAACTTCATTTAAATTTGCAAAAGCTTCTTTTTTTATTAAGCCCGCATCAATTAACGGCTGCGCTGCTTTAACCTTTTGTTCATTTTCTTTTTCAAGCCGTTTTATATTTGTTGAATATTTTGTTCCGGTTAATTCTTTTGAAGCCCTATCATGAGTTATAAAGCCATGCCTTATCATTCTTTCATAAGCTTTAACTTCTTTTTCTCTGTCAACACTTGGCTTGATTGCGCCCGCCCATTCTGAAGAAATCCATGCGCCATAAATAATAAATTCTGAAGGATTCCGCCATGCTTCCAAAAGCCCGGGGGCTTCAAGGCGCCTTGTTAAAACCATATTGATTAGCCATTCATGATAAATAGGCTTATTAAAATCATTTGAAAAATCTGTTCTGATTCTATCAAGATAAACTTTGAATTCATTGATAGCAGCCCGGGAAGCAGAATAATTATTTGAAAAAGCAAGCTGCATAATTTCAGGCGGAATTTCATTAGCCCATGCAACAGTATTTATAATTACATCTTGAAATCCCTGAAAGCTTAAATTCGGCCTTTTTGTATCAAAGCTTTCCGGCTTTTCCCCTGCCTGAAGTTCATCAAAAATCAGCCCCGGAATATGATGGGCAAAAGTTTTTGTTCTGGTACTTCCATCAGAATCAGTTAAATCAACATCCGTTTTTTTAACAGCGCCCCCTGTAACTGGTCTTGATCCGGGCTTTGTTTGTGTCTTTGAAATGAATAAAGGAAGAAGCGAATTTATAACAGCAGCCCGCTGTTCTGAATCCCGGAATCTGTCAATTTCCTTCAGGCTTTGAAGTACCGCAGCAAGTATAGGCATCCCCCGAACTTCATCAACCCTTTTAGGGCTTCCATAAATCATCCAAGCTATCTTACGCCCGGATTTTGAACCCCGAACAGGAACCCTTATAATTTGATTCCTATTTTTTAAATCTTTTGCTGAAGTTGTTACATTTGATTGATTAAGAAATTTTGAAGCGTCCTGTTTTATATAATATGCAACATGGCGCCCATTTTTATCAATTTCAACACCGTGAACAATTTTATTTCCCCGGGCTGTTGCAGCTTTTGTTAATTTTGAATCTAATGGATTACAAACATGAACACCATCAATAATTTCAATCTGAAAAAGTTTTGTTGCGGGGGCTTGTCTTAAAATTATTACAGCATCCCCGGAAAGAAGGGCTGTTCTGCGGGCTGATTGCTGAAGCTGTCCTAAAGTTTCTTGCTTGTTCCATGAACAAACATTTTTATTATCCCCCCATATCTGAAAAATCTTTTCTGTATTTTCAGCCCATTCATTAACTTCATCATCTGTCATATTCAGAATTGAACCTTCAGGCGTAGCTTCAAGCGTCAATCCTGTATTGATTTCATTTGTAATAAGGCGCTGAATCAGCCCCCGGGCGTATAAATTTTCATTGAATAGCTGAACGGATCTTATCCGCAGCGTCCAATAATCAACGAAATAATTTTTTGTAGCCCCGAACCCCCCCGGGAATTTATCACCTGTAAAAAGGGAATTGACTATTCCGAAAGTATAATTTGAACCTAATGAAGCCCCGGAATATGCGGAAGGGGAAGCATGAGTTATTTCAGGCTGAAGATCCGCAGCGGGCGCCTGATCAGATTTAATAGTTTCATGATGGGCTGAAGCCGATACTTGATCATAAGCATAGGCAACAGCAGCCATTAAATCCTTATTTCCGGGCTTTCTTTTAAAAGGATTCATTACCATCCGGGAACCCCTACAACTGAATTATTACCTGTTAAACGGGCTTCAAGAACACATAATCTATTCATTAAGGCATCTAATGAATCCTGAAGCTGCGACAAATCTTGTCTTGTCATTGATTGAGAATCTTGACCCGTATTTAAATTATAGGATTTTGTAGGATTTGTTATCAGAAATTCAATAGCATCTTCATATAAAACTATTAATTCCTTTGTTCTGGTTATCCGGGATTGAAGAAATTCAGTATCCATTTCAATTTGAAAAGCTTTTCAGGTTGAAATTAACTTCTTTTCACAATGAAAACGAAATTATATTGCAAAGTCAAGGAATTTTTCATTCTGAAAAGATATTTTCAAAAAAGAAGGGGGCTAAACATTTCTGTAAAGCCCCCTAAATACAGGAAAAGAATATGAATTTGGGAATCCGATAAATCCCCTGAAAAAAGCTAATCATTTTTGATCTTAAATGTCAACATATTCAATTATTAATTTATTAAACCACCATATATAGTTTTTTTGTATTTTTTTGTATTTTTTTGTAAAAATAGCTTGCAAAATAATAAACAAAACAATATATTAATTTCAAGGGGGAAATTATGAATAAAAAAAAATGTGTTTCATGTAAAAAAAACGAAATTTATATAAAAAAAAGAAATCTTTGTAAGCTTTGTTATTGGAAGCTTTATAATAAAAAAAGAAAAATAAATAAATTAAACGACAAAGAAATATTTCACAAAAATGAAATAGAATTTATCAAAAATTATTTTAATCATAATGAATGGATTTATCTTCCCGCTACCTTCAGGCTTAAAGATGGAAAAAGATATACACCTGATTTTTACGATATAAAAACAGATACTTTTATTGAAGTTGCAGGATCAAGACAGGCATATAATAAAAATAAAAACAAATATGAAATTTTTAAGGAAACATATAAAAATCTTAATTTTATAATATTAAAAGTTGATGGAACTCCATATAAACCATACAAAACAAAGAAAGGAATATGAAACTATGAACTATGGCAGTAGAATCAAAACGTGGCTGCGGATTCCGCAAAATCGGGGGCTTGTATCTTGTAGGGGGGAAACTTTCCGCCCCTTGTGATAGGCTTCCCCTTCCTTTAGAAGTTTGCCCTTGCTGCGGGGAAGGAATTAAATTTTCAAGGGGTTTTACATGGATTCAGCCGGAAACTTTGTTTCAGGGGAATCATAAGCCGGAAAGCAAAATCAAAAACCTTTTGGGCTTGAATTCCTGTTCCTGTTCAAAGGGCTGCCCTGTATGCTATCCTTCCGAACATTTCCCGGAAGGTGAAACAGCGGGCTTGATATGGATAGGGGATAAGTTTTATTCCCCGCAAGCTTTTCAGGCTGAAGCTGCTGAAATGGGCGTTTCAAGAAGGATAAAAGCTGTTCCCCGGGGATTCAAAATCGGGGAAACATGGATCTTCTTTGCTCATAAAAAAGCAATTACAAAAACTGTTCAGGATCTTGATTCAAAAGAAGCTGAACCCGGGCTTTTCAAAACAGAAGAAATTCCCGGGATCTTTTGCGCCTTCCGGCCTACCCGGATAGAAAGGATAGTAAAACAATCGGAATATGATACATGGGCTGAATGGGCTGCTGATATTTGTAATGTTAAAGACAAAAAGAAGAAAAAGGAATTAGCTGAATCTGCGCCTGAAGCATACCATAGACTTCAGAAAGATGTTTCCCGGGGAATTACCCTTGTTCCTGTTCCTGATGAAGATCCTGATCATCAATAAACCTTTAACCATGGGGAAGCCTTCGGGCTTCCCCGGAAGGAAAAGCCTATGAAGAAAAAAAAGATGGATTATTACCTGAAAGGATTGATCAGGAAAGAATGGATTGAATTTCAGATAATATCAAAAAGGGAAGGCATTTCAGCAGCAGAAAAATTAAGAAGATTCATTTCTAAAACCGTGAAAGGAAAAAAAACATGAAAAAGCTTGATAAAGTAACCATTGAAGGTTTGTTTAGTACAATTAAAATTATCAATGAAAAGTGTTCTGATCTTCAAAAGCAGCGGGATAAAGTAATTAACTTTTTAATAGATGAACATTTTGAAACTTACGATAATTTAAATTCTGAATACGGGAAATGGGAAATTAAAGAAAGGGGGAAACATGAAAACAAATCTTGAATTTTCAAAAACTGATGAAATGTTTGTAAGGGCTTGTTCACTTGTTCCTGAAGATAAAATTCCTGATCATGCTAAAGAAATGGTAGGAACTTCTTACAGGGGATTAAAGCATACATCAAGACAAGCTTCAAAGTTCCGCAGAGGAAAAGGAATTGCCTACAAATATTTAAACATGGGAATGAAATAAATTAAGCCCGGATTAAACAGAAAGCCCTATGCTTCTAAAGCATGGGGCTTTTTTTTATTTATATTTATAATCTTCCCACCATACACCCTTAAAAGCTGATCTAAAATTAACCCATCGTGCTAATTTTTGAAGTTTTTTATCAGGCATATTTCCATCTTTATCAATAAATGGCTGCGCAAAAATGTCAAGATACAAACCTTTTAAATATTTTATTCTTTCTAAAGCTTCATCAAAATCTTCAATCAAACAATAAACGAAATATCTTGTAGGCTTTACATTCCGCCATCTTAAAAGCCTTACAGCCTTTTCAATATGCTTTATCGAATCAGATGAATCACAAGCAAGCCTTAAAGGATGTTCATGATCTTTTATAGGATCATACCAATGAACTTTAGATAATAATTTTGCTATTGAATCATCAATTAATCTTGCATCTAAACCCTGATTAAAATCAACTTTTAATTTCAAACTTATTATCTTTTCAATTTGGCTTATTCCATAATCAGATCCTAAAACATTATTATCCATTAAAACAGCTTTATCATGCTTTAAAAAATCTTGAATATCAGCATATGGAATTAATGAACCTTCTTTTTCAGGAACTATACAATGCTTACAATTCCTAAAGCATCCCCGGGTTAAAAAACCTATTGAATAATTCAAATTATATAAAGAATAATCCGGGCAAAAAGAATCTATTTCATCAGGAAGCCTTGAATTAATATCAAAGCCTGATCCGCCTTTTTCAACATTTCCATGAAGCTTTTCTTCTTTTGTAAATGTAAAAACTTTTGAAGTATAAACTAAATCATATTGATTTGAAAAAATATCATCATAAAAAACAACTTTATCCCCTGAAGCCCTATGAAAGGCTGAAATTTTCATCAAGGCTAAATTCGGATAATCTGTTTTATCCTGATCTTTTAAAGCTATAATCATTATTCTGAATAATAGGGCTTTTCTTCTTTGCAATATTGCCAGAACAAAGAATAGTTAATTCCTTCATAATCATAAACTTCAGCGCAAACTGAATAAACAATCAAATCAAGCGCAGCCATTGAATAAACCCTTGTATCAATATTATGGTTAGGTTTATTAGGAATCTGAACCCAAAAATAGCCTATTGTTTTTCCTGTTTTCCGGCTTTTCACTTCCTGTTTGTATTCAGCATTATACATATGAAAAAAATCATCCCCATAATCCCGGGGATAATTCGGATAACCTAAAGGCTGTTTTTCCCCTGTGTTCCATTCCCTTCTTAACCAATTAAAGAATCTATCTTTGTATAAAGTTGAATTTATATTGAACGCAACAGTTCCGGCTTTGCTTTTATATTCACTAAATTCCCGCAGCTTTGCCGTTTTAATGGGCGCATCCCTTCCCATGATAGGATAAACCCCGCTTGAAAATTCACCGCAAAATTGATAAACTTCATCAGTTCTATATCTTGCATCTATAAAAGTTGTTTGAATCATATATTTCTTATCATCATCAGCAAAAAATATTTCATCTAATAAAGCTGTTCTTAATTTTTCCCATGGGGAAGATTCACCATATAAAAGAAGTGTATCACCTTCTATAATTCTATAATCAATAGAATATGAAATTCCATTTACAGCATATCCAATAACTTCAAGTGTAAGATTCCTTTTATGAACGTCAACTGATCCCGTTAAAAGATGAATAATGCTTCCCGCTTCTTTTTTGGCTTGCTTATTCGGAATTAAATTTCTTTCATATTGCCTTCTATGCTGAATGATCTTTTCAAACCGGGGAGCTTCCCCCCTTTCTTCCCATGGAAGCCCAAGGGCGCAATTCCAGAAAGTTCTGAAGGCATCAATATCCTTTACCCTTTCAGCCTTTATATCCCATGCTTCAAGATAATCATAACATATAGTTTTCCATGATTGCATACCCGGGGGGCTGTAAAGGGCGTTTATATGGTAACTTCTATAATCTGCTTCCTTTGGCCTTGCTGTAGGCTTCCATTCACCTAAAGGAAGAAAATGAATTTTATCATATTCATGCCATTTCTTTTTGCAGAATTTACAAACATAACAAACAGAATCTTCAATTAAGGTTTGATATTTATCAACTTTAAAATGAATTCCATAAGCTTCTTCATTTTTATCTTCCGCATTGAATTCAAGTTCCTGTTTCTTCCCGCAGTATTTACAAGGAACCAAAAACTTCCGCTGATCCCCTTTTAAATATTCTTTATAAATTTTTGAAGTTTGCATTACAAGGGGAGTAGATATATAAAGAATGGATCTTGAATTTTCAAAAGCTTTTGTTCTGTTTTCCGCAAGCTTTAACGGATCACCTTCATTTCCAAGCTTATCGGGGAAGGCGTCAAGTTCATCCATGCGCATTTTACGAACAGACATTGAACGCAGCTTTCCGGGATTCCGGGCGCCCATCCCCAAAAGGAAGCCCCCGGGAAATTCTTTCTTTGCTAAAGTGTTTCCGGTTTTACGGCTTTTTTCATCTGCTGAACGGATCTTTTCCAGAAGCCCGCAGCTTTGAAGCATCCTATCAACTTTAACATCTACTGAAAGCTTTGTAAGTTCTTTATCCGCTGAAATATACATGATTCCACAAGGATCATGATCAATAGTATAACCTATATCATTTTCAATTATAGCTGTTGTTGCTGCTATCTGAATAGCCTTCATAACAGCAACCTTCCGAACTGTTGAATTAACGCTTAAACAGTTCATGATTTCTATCATGTAAGGCGTATAAGAATTATCCCAGAATCCGGGCTTTGAAGTTAATTCTGAAGGAAGGTATCTGTTCTGTTCAGCCCATTCAGAAACTTGAAGCTGAATCTTTTCATCAGTTAAAGATTGAATCTGATCAACTATAAAATCATAATCGAATTGATTTATTTCTATTGATTCTGAATCCATTAATTTAAATCTAAAAATGTAACTTCAATAGTATTCCTATCAGGAATAATTAAGCCTTGTTCTTTAAATGTTTTTTCTATTGTTTTCCATCCTTCATCCGTAACATATAAAGCGGGATCAGGAATAGCATGATCCGAACAAACAAATAAATTAAAAATAGCTTCAACAGGCTTTTCTTTTAATTTATCTGAAGGCGCATAAAAAAGAAGTCTAACCTTTTTAACTGCGTCTTTTTCGCAGTTTTCTCTGTTGCATTTCATGATTTATTCCTTTCGGCATTTGCAGCCTTCAATAGTAGCTGATTTTTCTGTTTTCATTATATGCCCTTCATCATACATATATTTTTATATTTATTCCTATCATTTTCATTCATATATTCAATAGAAACAGCATAAAAAAGCTTATTACAATCTTTACAATAAATAGTTAATATTGATCCTTCTTTTTTTCCGGGAATAATTGTATAGCTACCATTTTTACATTTTTCTTTAAATCCCGCTAAACACCTAACACCCGGATCAAGGCGCCCATTAGGATCATAACAAGAAAATAAATCTTCTTTGAAACAACTACAATCATATTCAGGATGGGTTATTCCATCATAATCATTTTTTTCAAACCATTCCTGAATTATATCCTTCATGCTAATATATTTATTTTCATTCATCATCTTCATCCCATATCTTCCATTCTTTTTCAATTAATTCACAAACAATAGCCCGGGCGCCTTCATTTAAGCCCTTAATGCAATCTTCTGAAATTTCAGCGCCCATATTATCAATATGTTCTTTTAGATCATCCATAATCATTGAAAAATGATACCCATCACAAAAGAAGGCATTAATAATAGATTTGCAATCTAAACAGGTTTTGTTTTCTTCAAATCCGCCTTCATAATATATGCCTTTAAAATATTCATACTTTTCCCCGGGCAAAATATCCTTGTTACATTCAATACATTTATGAACCTTCCGGGCTTTCCTTTCCTTGATCCAAAAAGCATCAAAACAAGGATCAGCATCAACCCAAATACAAGAACATTCATTCATATCTATTTCCTTTCAAAATGGCATTTCATCAGGATCATAATCAGGTTTAATTTTTGATTCTTTATGTAAATCAAAATAATCAAATGGCTGCGGGCGCCATGCTTTTGATAGCTTCCTTGCATCTGATTCATTTATAGGTGTAATACAAAAGATAGAATTCGGATGATAATATTGTGTTGTATATTCAGTTTTATTATTAGGAATATCAATCCTTAACATAATTATTCCTGCGTGTTCTTCTTCTGTAACATAACCAGCTAGTTTTCTATGACCCATGATTTCTAAAATCATCCATGATTCAAATTTTTCACTAATTTCTTTTGAATAATCCATATTCTTTTCCTTTCAATCAATCTATTAAATGCATAAAAAAAGAATAGCCTGATTTTCCGCATTTATGACAAATTAAAGCTACACCTTTAGATGAACTAAAAACTTCATCTTTACATTTTTCACATTTAAATTTATATAAATCTGGATTTCCTTCATATGATTCATACATTAATCTAAGCTTCAAATAATCAGGATGTTTTTCTTTTAAATAATCAACTAAAACTTGGGCGGGAATAAATCTTTTAACGGCATGAAAAACTTCTTGCGCCCTTTGTTCAAACTCAAATGATTCTTTTTGAAGTCTTTTATTTTGTTCTTTAGTTTCATCAATAAGTCTTGACATATAATAATCCATATCTATTCCCTTTCGTTTCCGTATAAATTTATAAAAACTGTTTGATTATCTGATTTAGGACAAATTGAAACAGTTCTTTCTAAATCATCTAAAATATCACAAGCCCTAAAATAAAAAGCAAATCTAAAGCTATGGGATTTCCCTATTTCAATTCTATCATTATGAACGATTATATCAGTTATTTCTTTATTATGATCAATAAGAACATGGGCTGTTCCCCGCATAATAGAACGCATAGCCCATCCGATTTTAGAAAGCTTTTCTTCAAGTTCTTTTTTATGATCCATTTTTAAACCTTTCAGCCTGTTCTTTGAAAAAATCAGATATAACTTCTTTTTGCTGTTCAGTTAATTCTTTTATGATCTTCCCCGGAACAGCTTTTAAAAATTTAGCAATGCTATTAAGATTGTTAAGCAAGATAGCAGCCTTATCTTCATAATCTTCATCATTCAAAAAAAATAGCCTAATATCTTCATTTGATAATTCAATTTCAACATGATCCGATAATTCAATAAATTTTTCTATCTTCATATTCTTTTCCTTTCACCATTTTGAATCTATTGCTGTTATGGTACACAAGGGATATAAAGCCTTGAACCTTTCCCGGGCGTCCCTTACGGATTCAGCTTTTAAAACAAATGTCCCCCGGGATAAAAAAGGCTTCTTTCCAAAGATCCATGATATTCTGAAGGATTTCATTTGAATAATCTTAATTGTTTTGTTTCTTTTATTTTAGATTCTATATTATTTGCTTCAAAAAATAAATTTGCAAAGCCCGGGGGCGTTATCGCCCTAAAATCAGCATCAGTTTTAGGATTAAAACAATTTAACTGCGGAATCAATTTAGCTGAAAAGTTAATTCCGGTTTTCCTAAATATTGCCTTAAATATCCTGTAGGATTTTCAAGCGCCCAAAAAACGCAATGGCAGTTTTCTATAATTTCAAGGCATCTTTTAACAAGAATAAATCCTTCATCAAGATTTCTATTCTTTTTGATTCCTTTTTCTCTGTATCCTTTTTTCAGCGTTTCATTAGCGGGGGAAAATTCAGTACATGGGGGAGCTGCTAAAATTCCATAAACTTCTGAAGGCGGATTATAATTCATTATATCATTATCAGGAAGGGTTATTAATCTAACATCATAGCCAGCATCCTTATAAGGCTTTGCCCATGATCCTGATCCCCCGCACAAATCTAAAATAATATCATTCATAATTGAAGCCTTTTTAATCGTTTCTGAATTTCATTCTTGCAATCCTTCAGAATCCGGCTTATAGCCCCCCGGATAATTTCAGCTACATCTAAAATCAGATTCTTTGATTTCCGTTTTGATTTAACATAGGTTACTATTTCCTGCGCTAAAGCCCCCGGAAGTTCAGCTACAAGCCTTTTAAACGCAAGATCAATAAGCGCAAAAGTAACAGCTTCAGCAGCTTTTCTATCAATCAATTCAAACCGTTTCTGCTGTTCCTTTACGGTTTTTAATTTATAATCAGCTATTCCTTTAAGGGCTTCAATGAATATCTTGAAATTTGCCATTCCCCCGTATTGCAAAGCAACCTGTTTAACCGTCATATTTTCAAGATCCAAAATTTCAGATTTTGATAGATCATCATAGGGAATATCCGGGGAAGGGAAATTATCAGTTTCATCCTGAATATCGGCTTTAGGCTTCCCCGGGGGCTGCTTAGATTTCTTTTTCGCAGCCTTTTTCCGGGTTTTGGGCTTACCCCGGGAAATTCCATGTTTTTGAAGAAATTGCCGAACTAAAGGATGATTTTTGTTAACTTTTGCGCCTTCCATGGCTGGAAAAAGGGCGCCCCCTTTTTTTGTAGCTTTCGTAACAGCAGCCCGGGAACATCCTGAAATTTTTGACAGTTCAGATTTTGTTATTAAAATTTTCTTTGGCATCAAAAAAACCTAAAGTTCATTTTTATTAACGGAATAATTTGTTAACCTGTGAAAAAAATCTGTGAACCTGTGCAACCCTTGCTGAAGCGCAAACAAAAC